ACGCTGACGTGTTCACCACCGGCTCGAGCGCCTACGGTCTCACCCGTTCACCTCAGGCCATTGTCATCACGCTGACCGACCCTAACGACGCTTCCGGCGGCACCCAGCACTCAGTGGCCCTGACCATGACGACTGCGCAGTTCCACAACGTCAAGCGCACCCGAGGCAAGGAGTTCACCGAGATTGAGGTGGAGTTCACCGCCAACGCCAACACCACCGACTCTGCCACCGGCTACTCGCCCATCAAGGTAGTCACCATCAACGGACAGTCCGCCGCCTACTAAGCAAGAAAGAAGGGGAACAATGCCAATCATCCAACTACCCAACAACCAGTCAGCAGTCATCGCCTCCCGAGACGAAATCAGCGAGCGCACAACTCGCTCCATCTCTCGGGCGTACCTGTCAGCCGCCAGTGTTGCTGCACACCTCGCCTCCCTCGGATTCGATGACACGAAGCCAGAGACGTGGGGAGCGTACAGCACGCTGTCGGATGACCAGGTGAAGGCGATGGACGCTTACCAGGCTGAGCTAATCGTCGGGCTCGTCAAGCAGTGGACGCTGGGCGACCTGCCGACCCTCGAGTCGGTGCTCGACCTGCCTAAGGCCACGTTCGACGCACTCGCTGAGGGATGTGGTAATGAGTTCAACGGCGCAGGCATCAACACGGAGCCTGACACCGACCCAAAAGCCCCTACCGTCGCCTCGGCAAACTAAAGGCGGCGCTCGAGGGCAAGACGACTGAGGTGGACGCTGAACTGTCCGACCTTACTCGTGAGTACCGCTTCCGCAAAGCCCTCGGAGGCTCGCACGAGGAGTTCCTCGACCAGCCTCGGCAGGTGACGGACTGGCTGCTGGCAATAGATCAAGTCTTTAGAGAGGTTGAGCGTGGCTAGGGTAATCGTCTCAGGAATCCCCGAGTTCAACGACCAACTCAAGCGTGACATGGAGAAGATGAGCCTCGCCGCTCGTCAATTCGTCACCGAGGGAGCCGACATCATCGGCGATAGTGCTAAGGAGCAATTCAGGGCACGCCCTGGTGGCTCTCGCACCGTCTCCAAGTCAGGCCACGTCTACTACAAGGGCACCGGCCCCTACAAAGCCCAGCGCCCCAACCCCACCATCCGCACCGGCAACCTGCGCAGCTCAATCTCTCGCAAGTACGTCCGGCAGTCGGGCAAGGGCTGGGAGTCCGGCACCGGCCCCTCGATGGACTACGCACCCTTCGTCGAGTTCGGCACACGCTTCATCTCTGCGCCAGCCTTCCCCTTCATGGCGATGGGCGTGGAAAACGCATCAGAGCGCCTCAACGCACTCGCCCACCGTCTCTTCAATCAGGCTCAGGAGTAAATTATGGGTATGCTCAGCCCAATTATCGCAACTTTGTTCGCTGACACGAAGGAATACATGGCGAAGATGACCGAGGCTGAGGAGAAGATGGGCAAGTTCGGCCTCGCCGCCGAAGCCTCCTCGACCAAGTTCTCAAAGTTCGCTAGCAAAGCCTCCACCGCCGTCATCGGTCTCGGAGGGGCAATCGCTGGCTACGCAGTGGATCAGGCTCTCAAGTTCAACGAAGTCCTCGACAAGATTCAGAACCAGTCGGGCGCAACGTCTGCTGAAGTGGACTCGCTCAAGAAGAGCATCCTCAACATCTCAAGCCAGACCGCCATCTCGTCGGACAACATCGGCAACGCCTTCCTCCAGGTGGAGAAGGCTGGCTATCGAGGCAAGGCTGCCTACGACCTCGTGAACGCCGCAGCGAAGGCCTCAGCCATCACGGGTGGGGATGTGGTCTCGACCACTCAGTCCGTCGTCGCCATCCAGCGCCTGCAAATCGCTCGGGGGATGAGCGTTGCTGCCATCTCTGACCTGCTCGTGCAAGCGAACAAGAGTCACGTCGGATCGCTGGAGCAACTGACCGGCGTGCTCAGTGGCAAGGTTGGAGGCGCACTCGCTGCTGCTGGCCTAAACCTCGCTGAGATGGCCTCAGTCTCGTCCGTAGCGTCTCAGGCTGGCTTCGGTACTGCGAAGGCTTACACCTCGCTCGCAACGGGTCTAGAGAAGGTGGAGAACCCCACCTCTGCCTACGCCAAGCAACTCAAGGGACTAGGGCTCAACGCCGAGACACTTGCCGCCACCGCTCGCAAGCCTGGCACCGGCCTCGTGGACGTGCTGAAGAGCCTCGAGGTGCAGTCACGCAAGACCGGCATCCCCATGAACACGCTCATCAAGGACACGTTCGGCCCTGCCTCCATCGGTCTCGTCTCGACCCTCGCCAAGAACCTGAACCAAGTCGCCGACGCTAACAAGAACCTGCAAAGTTCCACAGGAGGGGCACTAGGGGCGAACTTCAAGGACGTGACAAGCCAACTGAACTTCCAGATGAAGCAGATTGAGATTCGCCTACAGAACAGCGCCACAAAGTTCGGCCTGACCCTGCTCCCCTACGTCAAGGACGCTGCCAACATCATCACCGGCTCGATGGACTACCTCTCAAAGCACCCGTCTACCCTGAAGGGCATGGGGCAAGTATTCGCCGCCGCCCTCGCTGGTGCGCTGAGCCTGAAGGTCGCCAGTATCGGTGTCGCCATCGCTGAAGCGTTCGGTGTCGCAGTTGCTGGGGGAACCGCCGCCGTGATTGGCTCAGCCGTCGCCACTGGTGTCCTCGGGGCACTTACTGCATGGAACCTCGGAAAGCCGACTCAAGCGTCGTTTAACAAGGCCAGTGCCGAGTGGCAGAAGAACAAGATTGCCGGAGGCTACGACATCGCCGCACTGACGGTGAACACGCTCTCTAGTGCGCTGAACAAAATCAACCCATTCTTCGCCTTCGCCCCTATCCCCAAGCTGCCTATCATCGGCCCCAACCCGATTAGCACCTCAGCAGGTGGAGGACGCAACTACAGCCCCAACTCACCTGGCTACCCACGAGGCAAGTCAGTCGTGAACGTGAACGTCGGTCATCACGGGTCGATGGGTAAGTAATGCCGACGTTCGATAACAATCTCGGCATCAACGAGACGTGGAACATCAACATCGACATCAACTCAATCGCTGCCGCCCTCGTCGCTAACCCTGCCTTCATCAAGGCCGTCGCTGAGGCCATCCGCATCTCGCAGACGAAACAGGTACGCTCAATGGGGAACCTGTACGGACACACGGCTCAGCAGCAGAAGCCAGCACCTACGACGAAGCGGAGGCTCCGATGACCACCATCGCATCGCTTCCAGTCATCGACGTATGGATTGGCTTCGGCATCACCAACCTCGCAACCTTCCCCTACCACGCCCTCCCATCCTCGCAACAATCTGACGCAAACTGGACCTATGTAGGCAAGTACGTCCGAGACTTCTCCACTCGCACCGGCAAGCAGCACTACCTCGATCGTGTCGAAGCGGCGACGCTGAAGATGACGCTCAACAACCGAGACGGCTTCTTCAACAACACGCATCAAATCGCCCCTCGGATGCCGGTGGCAATTCAAGCAACGTGGGCTGGCAATACCTACCCTGTCTACATGGGCGTAATTGACACCATTCGGGAGAAGGTCGGGGACCAACTCAACTCGGACCTCGACATCGAAGCCACCGACCTGACGAAGTACCTCAGCCTCAAGTACCTCTACCGCCCCTCATTCTGGCAGACTTACGCCAACTCAGCCGCCACGAAGAACTGGTATCGGTGCTCTAACTACTCCAGCACCGTCGTCACCTCGGCAGTCGGCAGTGGCTCGACCGTGACCTACTACTGCACGAGCAACGCCTTCAAGGTCGGGGACAACGTGACTGTCTCAGGGCTCGGGGGCAATCAGGCGCTCAACGTCTCGAACGCCACCGTCACGGCAATCTCGGCGAACTCGTTCACCGTCTCCGTCACCGCTCCCTACACCTCGACCGGCGCAGGCGTGGCCTACAACACGACCGTCTACGACCTGACCTCGAGCGCCGCTAACGGAACCTTCGTCGGGCAAATCTCCTATCCCCAGCACGGCGTGTTGATCTACGACACGAACGGCTGCGCAGACCTCTCCGGCGCATCGAACCAGGGCGCAGGGTACATCTC